GAGTGCCGGGGTTACTCTTTGCGCCTCGTCCATGAACTGCTCAAGAGGAGTTTTCTTCCCGGCATCGGGGGTGACGGCCTTCCCGGCACCCATAAGAATACGAGCGCCTGTCTCAAGTGCGGGAGGAACAAATGTCTCAAGGCCAGAGACGATGTTCCCGGTTTCCTTGACCTTCTTGAAAGCGTACTCGAATTGGCCCCACATCCCGGCCATTCCTGTTTCCATCGCATTACGGGCAAGGCGTTCAGTGAACCCTTTGTCTTCGCGTTCTCTGTCGTAAATCCAGTTCTTAAGAGCGACGATCCCTTCCCCGGTGACTTGTCCTGCAACAAGTGCCGTAACGAGCGGACGCACGTTCCCTTGCCCAACTTCTCGCACGGCATAGTCCATCGTCCTGCCCATCTTCCTGACGTATCCGCTGTACCGGAGGAACGCCTTGAATATCGGGCTTGCCACCATCGCGGGACGACTCGATGCGAACTCTCCGTATACGTTCACAAGGTCGATCTCTTTGTTGACAGCTAATGCCTTGTCAGATGGCTTGATATCTCCGCTTGCCATGCGCGTAACGTCAGCCTCGGTGAAGCCCAACTCCCTCGTCAAGTATCTCTTCGCCGCCGCAGCGTCCGTCCCCCATAAGCGTTTTGCCATGCCACTATCGTTGTTCTTGACAGCCTCAACCAAGAGCTTCAGGTTCGTAGTCAGCATCCCGGTGGCAACACCCTGGTTGATCTTCCGGTTGATGCCGCTCATCCCGCTGACTTTCATGGCTGTGCTTGCAGCCTTGCGGGCTACTCCGGTCATCCCTTCAGTCTCGCGCATACCATCCACGACATCGCTTGTCATGTCAGCGTAGACCCGTGCTTCTCGCGCACCCATTGAACTGAGCGGAGTTACGAGAGACTTGGCAAAGCCCTTCGCGCTGTTCACAACTCCCATCCGCACAACCTCGGGGAAAGCGCCACCTACCAAGTTAACGACGGGAGCCAGACTCAGGTTCGTCATGGCGGCGATAGAGTTGAGCGTGTCTCCAGCGGCGTTCCATATCTTTGCGCTCTTGGGATTACCGAACAGGCCGGAAGTCCTGTCCATGCCTTGGACATCACCCCATAACTGCTTAACCATAGCCTCGGCATCGGCAGAGTCAACGCCTTCGGTTATCATCTTGTTTTGCAGCTTGTTGACCTGTTCAGCAACGTCGGCGCGATCCCCGGTCTTGAAGACATTCGTAATCGCCAGCTTCCGCGCTGCGTTTTCGATGTATCGCTCAAGGATTTTGAAGTCTGTCTCCAACACCTTGTACTTCTTGCCATCGGTCCCGGTGACTTCAAACGGCAAGTCCATTTTCCGATGGAACTCAAGCGACCCGTATTTCCTAGTGCTGCTGGGATTGAGCAAGGCGTCGATGTCTTTGGGGTCTATGCCCTTCGCCTTGAAATCCTTGACGAGCGCATCGAAAAGCGGCCCCTTCTTGTTTCTCAGCGCGGCAAGAGTCTCGGTAGTGTAAATGTGAGGGACGTAGTTGCCGTTCCTGCGCTTGAACACAGCGCCGTCCTGCATTACGACCTCGGCATCCTCGAACGCCTTGGCGAACTTCTCCATCGTGCCTTTAACAGCGGTCGCCAACCCCTCAATCTTTGGGTTCGGCATCTTCTTGCCCTCGGCATAATCGCGCACAAAGTTCTTCCTGACATAGCCCTCATCGAAGACGCTGAGTTTCTTCTGCGCCAAGAAGATCGGGTCATGTGCCGTACCCATGATGTGCCGCTGCCGAGCCTGAACATCATCCATCTTGCGGACGAATCCCTTGACTGCCGGGGCGTCTGGGTACTGCCTATAATACACTTCGGAGGGAGGAGTCCCCGCTTGAGGAATACGCCGAAGCGCAACGTTCCCGACAGCGGCGGCAGCGTCTTTCGCCTTGGCAAGCGGCTCAAGCGACATCTTTCCAGACTCACCGCCGAAGATACTAGGCGAACTGGTAGGGTCGCCACTAGGATATGTTCCTCCGTGAGAAGACAGCGTGGAGTCAACGGCAGCGGCGAGGCGGGGATTGTCCGCTTGCGTCACAGGGCCGGGAGACTGATCTGGCTGCGGCCATTGCTTGCCAGCCATGCGGACATCATCAGCAGACGCGCCTTTGAGAATATCGTCGGCAGAACGTCCACCGCCGAGCATTTCAGTGGGTGGCGGTAGCACATCTTCTTGCGGAGGGGGCGCGTCCTCAACCCCCATCTGCTTCTTCACATCCGCGAGGTCGTGCCACTTCTCGTTTAAAATATCGTCCACCGCATCGGCAAGCGAAGACTTCGGGTCTGAACCTTCGTCTGTGTACACCTTCGCCCTGCGCTTGATGTCTGTAATATCTTCCGTGGACAACCCGTTCTTCTTCGCTGCCTTGGTGAAAGACACCTTCTCCAAATCTTTTGCCAGATTCTCGTAGGTTGACGCCGCCTTCTCGGTGAACGCTAACGCCTCGGCCCCGTCAGCCTGATACTCAAATGTCTTGCCCGTTCTCGCTGCCACGCCCTTGAGTGTCACCTTCTTTGCTAATGGCAGCGCCTTCGGGGCGTCCTTCCCGCGCAACGTATCCACCGCTGCGTCGATCCCTTTGGCTTCGGTAACTGTCGAATCGCTTACCTCTGGGATTGGAATACGGTACTTCCCACGGTTCAGTTGAGGCTGCTGATCCAACACTTCTGGAGTAACCGTTTCAACACCGTCTTCAATCTGCGGGCGGTACTTCCCCCGGTTCAATTCTTTAGGGACAGCCCCGGCGGTCAATGCAGGGAATTTAGAGGTCGGGATTGTCCGGTTCGTCCCCGGCATTACAGCGGCCATCCCGGCGTTAATCCCGGCGTTCACGAGTGCGTCTTCGGTAGTCCCGCCTCCGACCGCTTCCATCCCCGCACCGAGCGCAGCCTGAAGAGGGATTTGCACGGCCTTGCCGCCGGGAACCATGTTCGCCGCATGGAACACCGCCGCCTGTCCTGCCGTCTCTCCTGCCCTGTCGCCGCCTCCCTGCATGGAGGTTGCCGTGTACATCTTCACGAACGTCTCGGGGTAAGTCGTGATGTACTTCCAAAGTTTTGGAGACTCCATCGCCAACTTCTGCCCAAACGATGTCCCAGCTAACGCCTTTGCGACATTCGCCGCTTTAACGGGAGCGGACATAGCCCCGCCTGGAGCCACCATTTCCCCAAGGAATATCCCTGTCTGAGTCAAAGCCCCACTTACCCGCTCCAATATGTTCGCAGGAGTCTTGGCGATGATGTCTTCGTATTCCTTGATCTTCTGGTCGTACTCCGTTGTCTCTCCTTGGAACGCCTGAGAAACATCACCGCCAGCATAGGCTTTTACTACGGCATCGGAAGAGGGAATCCCGCTGCCCTTCCATGCCTTGAGTGCCGGGAGTCCCATTGCGGCGGCTCCACCGCGCTGCGCTCCACGGGCTACGTCTTCGGCCTTGTCTCCAACCCATCCCGCCGCCTTCTCGTACCACGGGCGTTCGGGATACGTCATCATCGGCATCGGCGGTTTCTGTACTGGAGCCTCAAGCATGTCGTAGGCAGTTACGGGAGTGGCTGGCTTTACTTCCGCATCCAACAAGTCGTAAGCAGTTTGAGCCATACTACCTCCGAGCGCCTTGCACCCTTTGCAGTTCTTTTACCCAATCGTAGTTTGCATAAACCGACATGCGCTCGACCAGATCGTTGATGGTTGTCCGCGCTTCATCTTCGGTCGCTCCGCGCTGGATAAGCTCGTCTCGATACTGCCTCAACTGTTCCTGCACTCTGATCGGAGTGAAATCGTCCTTCGGGGAAAAAGCGTAATACCCGCGCCGCCCCTCGGCAGTCTCTGCCTTCAGCACTCCGACCGGCTTCAGGATGATCTGCATCCGGCGAGATAGTTCATCCGGCTTGGCAACAGCATTCAGGAACTTATCGGTATCGCTATCTGACGCGCCACCGACTATCTGATCTTTCGCTTTCGCAAAAGGTATCTTCAACTCTCTTGCACGGGCCTCTGCTCTCTTGTTTATCTTGCCTTCATCTTCTGTGGTTTTCTCAGACGCATCCCTCTTCTTTACCATGTCAGCCCATGTGCGCTTGCGTTCTTCGACAAACGGAGGTTCGCTTGTCCTGCCCATAGCGTGTTCTGCCAGAGCATCCATCCCACGCCCAGTAACCCCGACCCTAGCGTCTGCAAGAGTGCCAAGATTCTTTTGTAATTTCTCGTCTGCCTTCGCTAGTTCTGGACTGCCCGCCAACGCTCCGGTAAGCCGCGCCCGCTGCATAGCTTGGAACTCTGTCTCGACTCTTGCAGCGTCTTTCTCTGCAACGGCTTCGGCCTGAGACTCTTGCGTCGGGACATAGCTGCCAGCCCCGGCGGCACCAATCCCTTTTTCTGCCGATAGCAAGTCCCGAGCAGCTTGCGCTTGTTCTGGAGTCCAACCGCTTTGACCAGACATCACATCGCCGGTTGCCGCCGGGAACAACCCCGGCACTCCCTGCGCCATGACTCCAGAGATACCGTTTGCCGGGGCGACCGATCCGCTTGCTGTGCCTCCACGCGCCCACCACGGGCGGTCATCTTTCGGGTTCGCTATTTCAGCCCTGATTTTCTCTGTCTGCGCTATGTTTTGGTCGATCTGAGACTTTCGCAGCGGATCGTTCGCAAAGTTCTCGGCGGTGTCTCGCTGCCGCTGCGCCTCATACTCGCGCTCCATTGTCAGCCGCTTCGCCGTAGAGTCGTCTTGAAGAGTCTGCTGATACTTGTACATCAGCAACTTCTCCATGCTGCCGAGGAACGACTGAAGGAACGCATCCATCGGCTTGCGCTTCGTCGGGTACGAACTGTAGTTATACGGATACGGGTCGCCCATGTCGCGTCTCCTTACTGCTTGAAGTAGCCGGTGTAATACTGGTTCGGTCCCGTAGTGCTTGGGTTGAATCCCGCCCCGCCAGTGTACGGTGCGTAGGCGTCAAGCCAAGGCTGCGCGGAACTCTGGTACGCATTGGCGTTCGGAGTTCCAGAGGCACTTCCGACAAGCATCCCAACATAAGGCAGCGTGCTGCCGAGCGCGTCCCAGACAGTCGGCTGCGCGTACTGCTGCTGCGACTGCGCGTACCTCTGCATCGCCGTCTGATACGCTTGATCCCGCCGCTGGTTCTCCATCTGGCTGGCCTGTGCCGCGAGTCCCGTCATCTGCCCCGCTTGGTTGCCCACCGGCCCGACCTCTCCGAGAATCTGCCCGAGAGTCAGCGCGTAAATGTCCTGCGCCTTGGAGTTGATGTCCAGCTTGCGCTGATCGTACAGGTTGCCGAGTTCTGCCTGCGCCCCGGCAACCTGATCGCCGCTCTCCATGCCACGGTCGAGGTAATACTGCGACAGATCGGCGGGGAACTCCTTCTCGGAGTCGTTGACGATCTTCATCTGCTCGTCCATGTACCTGTCGGACTGCACGGTCCCGGTGAGGTTCGGACGGCCAGCGTAGCCCGTCATGTCCCCACCGTAGTATTCGGTCATCAACTGGTTACGGAGATTATCCTGCCACTCGGTGGTTTCAGTCTGCTCGTTAATCGGGCCGTAGTCGGGAGGGATGTACGAAGGCAAGTCGGGGCCGTAATACCTCTGGTTCCCTCCCCCGAGCGCACCGAGGAAACTCATGACCGCCATCGCTGCGTATATATATTCCATCAGCTAACCCCTCCTGTCGTCACTTGTATTCGTAAATCTGTGGCGCTGGGCCTTTTCTGCCGCCCTTATCCCACTCGTCATAAGCCCTCTGGTATTCCCGGTCGTTGTACGCGGCTTGCTGCTGATCTATATTCAGCCAGTTTCCATACAGGGAAGCATAGTCCGGTTTGCCAAGCCCCGCAAGAATCGCCTGCTGACCCGTCGCCTCGATGCTCTGTTTCGTCTCCCAGATGTCGCTCTTCTGCTGGGTCGTCCAATCCTCAAGATTGACCTTCGCCCCGGCACGAAACGAGGTGGAGTCGCTAAGTCCCCGCTGATCGAGGTTCTTGTACATCTGCTCCCACAGACTCTTCTGCATCTTCGGGAGCGCGGCGAGGGACTTGGTTTCGTAAGCCCGAGCCTGGGACTTGAGAGCCTTGCGGTACGCGGCAATCGTCGCTTCGGCTTGCTGCCGCTGCCATGCGATATAGTCTTGGTACGTCTGGGAGACGCCGCTCGTTTCTTCTGATTCAGATGTGCTATTGGCGTTAGAATATGCCGTCGCTGCGGCGTTATATCTTTTCTCCGCATTGATGGCCGCATTTTGGTATGCTACCCAAGCTGGCCCTCGGTTCTTGTCAGCGAGTTCTTGCTTCGCTTTCGCGTCAGCCTTGAGTTCGGCCAGTTCAGCTTTGGTTGGGACTTTCACAGGGTCAGCCATCTATCCCACCTCCCCTAGTCGGCAGCGACGAGCGCACCGCAGAAGTAAGCCCGCGAGATAGCCGTATTCGTCCCGGCACTCACATACGCCTGAATGTGGAAGTAGTCCGTCGTGCCGTTCGCCTTGAGAATCAACGATGCCCCGCCCCCGTGCGCGTAGGAGTCGTGCAGGGTCAGAACCTCAAAGCGGGTGGCCGCGTTCTTGACGATGTAAACGCTCACCGTCTCGTTAGAATCAAACCCCGACTCGGCAAGCTGGATGTTCACATCGAAGCGGTACGCCCCGGCAACGGTGGGGGTGTACGTCGCCGTCGTGACATCAAACTTTGTGGACTGATCGAAAGCGTTCACCCCGGTGTCGTCAACCATGATGGTCGTGTACGTCGTCGCGTTGGCTATCGTCTGCGGGGCCGCAAGGTACGCGAAAAAACTCTGCACCGCTGCGGGAGTGCCAAGCGCCGTGATCTGCGAGGTGTGCGTTGCCGAGGTGGCCTCTAGCGTGGCGATACTGGCCTCCTGCGTTGTTCCCCAAGAGGAGATGGTGTCGAAGTTCGAGTTGAACTTCGCCGCATCTATCGTCTGAGCGTTGATGAATCTGTTTGGTATGGTCAGCGCCATTGGTCATCCCCCTTATGGGTTACTGTATGATACGAAAACTCCACCAAAAGAGATATCGCTAACCGATATCGTGCTGTCGTCATCATGTACCGCAGCGACATCAAAAGCGTCAGACACACCGTTCGCCTCAAGGATGACTATCTGAGAGATAGTCCCGGCAGCGTTGGCAGTAAAAGTCCCCGACCCTGACTTTGAGACATATGCAGGGGTCTCCCCGTTCTTGCGAATGAACAGTTGGACTATCTTGTCGTCATCGAAGTCGGCGTCTGGGGTGACGTACATCGAAGCGAACAGCAGGTAATGCCCCGGCTGCTTGGGCGTGTATGTGTTGGCTGCGAACCAATCGCACATATCCACAACTTCAGCGTCGATAGTCAACTGTGTCGCCGTCGCCCCGGTTACGACATTTACCGCCGCCGCATGGTGAGCGAAGAAAGCCCCCTGCCCCATCTTGACGACGGCGTTGCGAATCTCCCTGACCTTGGCGTCTATGGGGAGACTCATGCCGGGAACTCCGGTACATAGGTGAACCACGCCTTGAGTCCACGAATCTGGAACGGCTGGTCGGCCCGTTCAGTCCTAAACATGAACTGGATGGATTTACCCCGCGCATTGTACAGGTCAACCCCGTAAACCACCGTCTTTTCAGCCGATACGAAAACGTCCGTTCCGAAGACCGCCGTGCCAAACACCGCAGAGTTCGAGTCAATCGGGATGGCATCCATGACCATCATGCTGACGCCAGCGGCCTTGTATCCTGCGGAGGCGCTCCAGGTCGCGCCCTCTCCAACTGTGTTTTTCGGCACCCAATAGGAGGCGTACTGCCCACCCGTAATGGGTCGCTTATCATCGTTTGCGAGATAAGCCGTATCGGCAGTCCAGACCGTGCCTCGCCCCGTGGTGCCCGTGGCTGTCCACACCGTGGCGTAATCAGCGCCCGTAATCGGGCAAGTTGCCGCTGCCGAGGTGTGCGCGTCGTGGCAGTAGTAATCGTTGCCATCAGTCCCAACAACAACGGAAGGTTCATGGCTGATGACACAGGTGAAATCCCCGCCGGATGTCCCCTCGATAACCGAAGGCTCACCGACGATATCGGTGTAGTCCGTACTCCAGCCGACAGTAATCGGGTATTCGCCGGAACTGCTGCACCAGACGTACAACTTCCTGAAGTCCTTGTCTTGGTCTGGGACACCACCGTCGAACCACTTCGTCGTCAAGTAACCGTCGATGGCTGCGCCACCGTCCGCATCGCTTCGGTCGAGTTGGAACAGGTTGCCCGCAGCGTCCCCGCCGAGGATCGTCTCTACCCCGTCCTTGTAGTACTTCCCGAGAACGTCGATTTTGTCCTTGTACTTCCAGATCGACCAATCGCCCTTGCGGTAGTTGTAGACGACGATGTAGTTATTCTGAGCCACCGCGCCGTCTGAAACCGCAAGCATGTATTCCCCGGTGCCCTGGTTGACGACCGCACACGACTCCTCGATTTCGGTCTTCGAGAGCGTGTCCCAGAACGGCTGAATGCTCCACGATATCTTCCGCACTTCGTTCGCGGTGAGAAGGTAGATACCGTCGTACCCCGCCCAGATAAGACCGGCGGTGTTGCCCTCAAGAAGCGGGCACTCAGCCATGCTCCAATGAGAGGCACAGTTCGCTCCCGTGGAGATGATCGTCTTGGCGAAGTCCTGCGTGGTATAGCCGCTGATTGACTCTACCGTCGAGCGAGTGCCGACGATGAGATTCCCGGCAAACGCCTTGATGCCCCGCACCGTATCGCGGCACTTGAATATCTGGTTTGTGGAAGGCCAAGAGACAGCGGAGGAGGTCACGAAGTCATCGAGCGTCGAAAGGCGAACCGAATAAGCCCCGTTGGTGCCAAGCCCCGCAATGCACAGGTGCCCGTGGTACTCCTCGATCCACTTCGCCGTCTCGGGCAGGACGTACTCGGAAATGGCGGTCGCTGCGCCGACGAGGTAGTTCAGATTGACCGTGCCGTCAACGATATAGAGGTTCCCCTGGCACTCGCAAGCGGAGGTGCGCGTCTGCCCAAGGTCGAAGGTTCCGGTGGCTACCGCCCACGATGGACTGTAGTAGACCACCCCGGCGGTCGCGTTGCCTACGCCAGCGGTAACGATGGCCCGCTGCTGAGAGGAGTTGTTGAAGATTCCGGTGACAGAGCCGTCAACAGCAGCGGACGCTGCGGAGGACGACCACGAAGATATTGTCGAAACCGAGGTGAACCCTCCGGTAACAGCATGAGTAAGACTCGCCCAATTCTGATGGTTCGGAGCAGATGTCCCAGAAGACCCCGTATTCAAGAAATAGACATCCGTGTCGAAAGTCAGAGTGACCGCGCTAGCCGGATCGGCCCTGCCAGCGAGGACATCGTTGACATAGATTTCAAATCGGTATGGATAGATTACATTGGTGACAGCGTTATCCCACCGCAAGTCTATCGCAACCCTATTTTCAATAACAACAGGGCCAGCGTTGAGATATTCTCCCGATCCACTACCGTACTTCCAGATAAGGTCGCCACTTGTGTTTATGAAGACATTGAAATTCGCGCTTCCGTAGAACAAATAAACGCTCTTGTTTGGGCGAATGTCACTTGTCCACTGCTCTGTACCGTCAGCATTGGCAATGAAGATCAGGAAACTCAACCTACCGGCAACAGCATCTAAATTGAACGAAGATTTGATCTTGATATAAGTGCTTGTCTTGTCGTATCCACCATGAAGCGCCCAAACTGTAGTTGAGTCACCGCCGTAATACAGCTTCTTGACGATATCTTCCGAGACATCGAGCGCCCCTGAACTCGCAGCGGTAACTTCGTCTCCAGACTGAACCCAAGTCGTCGCGTCCGCTTGATCGGTAGTCTCGTCGGTGTGCCAATGCAGCTTTAACACCGGAGGCGTCTCACCAATCACAAACGTCGTGAGCCACTCGTACCCCTTGCGCTTGCGCCATTCGCCGGAGATGTGCGTACCCATGTTGTACAGCATCGTGCATTCGTTGTCGGCAATAGCGCCTTCCCAGCCGAACTGGTTCATGCCAGCGGCTTTGCCCACCACCTCGACGGCTGCGTACTTGTGTTCGTTGTCGGCCATTATTACGCCCCTGAGTAAGCCTTCATGGACTTCTGCCGATGCTCGTTGCCGTAAGCCTCCATCCGCTTGGACTTCTTGACATCGAAGTTGCGGATTTCCTCAGACATACGCGATACCCCGTCAATGTATTCCTTCTGCCATAATGTCAGGGTTTCCGTCTTCACATCCTTAATCAAGACGTTGTACATCGCGAACTTCACAATGAGCCGCTGGTACTGTTCGGGGATGACCGGATCGTTCGTCAGCGTCAGCAGCGTCTCGGGACGCTTGACGTAGTGGACAGAGATGGACAGCCCCGCCGTGTCTGGAACCGGCGTGAATCCGATAAGAGGGATCGTGGACATCTTCAGGTAGTAATGGGTCGGAGTGCCTTCCCCCTCGGACGGCATGTCGTTATAGTATCCGGCCTGCTCCTGCGAGGTCGGCTGAACCTCTTTGCTATCGTAGGTGATGGCGAGAATCTTCATGACATCCGCGCCGAGTTGGTACTCCCGCGTACCATCAACCGAGGCGATACTCTTTGTGGCTGTGTAGCACTCGGTACGGCGAACGATGTCGATCTGCCCCTCGTCCAGCCAATCCACGAGGGACGGGTAGATATTGGTCGAATAGTTCTTGATGCTATTCGTCGCTAAATCAATAAGGCTTTGACGGTTCATGGCTTTATCTCGCTGAGTAGGTACACTGCCAAGTCGTGGTTGACAGCCCGTGGCACACTACCGTTCGCAGCGTGGCGATAGCGTATGCCCCGTCTTGGGCGACAGCGTTGATCGTACCACCAGATGCCGGGAAGATGTCCGCACTCGTTGCCGTGGTGTTGATAACCGTCACCACAAGACCCGCCTCTGCAACGGGGAGCGTTACGCTGTCTCCGGCACTCCCGACCACCGTGAGGATGTTGATGTCTGAGACAAGAGGACTGCCCCCCTGTGCGCTGCCTGTATCTGCGGTGATCGCCGCTGACACCGTGTAGGAGTTCGTCGCATCGGCAGCATCTTCTCCCACGTTTAGAATTGCGCTGCACACGATGTCCGTATCGTTGTTGTTCTCGGTGAACCGCAGCGTTCCGTAGGTGGCAATCGGCGTGTCGATGGAAGCGATGGCCGACCACGCAGCCTCGGTGGCGTAAGCCGTCTTAAGCTGTCCGATACCCACCGGCACCGCGAGGGTCGCAGTAGCAGACCCGACGACGAAATCCACATCAACGCTCATGCTGTCGTCGGTCGTCTCGTTGCAGTAGACCTGATACGAGAAGTTGCGCGATGCCGGGAGTTCGACAACGGCGCAGTCTGTCAGCCCGTTACCAAGCCCGTAAAGGTTAGCGTTCCCTGCGGATAACGCCTTTGCATCGCACACCTTGATCGCACCCACAGAGGCGTAGGCACTGGATGTCATCAGCACAAGCAATATGGTGGCAATAATCTTCTTCATTACTGACTCTCCTCTTCGTCGTCGCACAGGTTGCACACCCACTTGCCTTTGTTGAGCGTCATGTCGTTCTTGTAATAGGTCAAACCGCAAATGGCGCAGTTCTTCTTTTCGCTCTTGAATCCCATCGCTTCGTATTGTCCGCTGCTCATTTCAAGACTCCTGCTTGTTGACATGAACCGCGCAATGAATGTCTTCGTTAATCTGCACCACTTGAACGAGGTTGAAATCAGACTCAAGCGGGTACTCGGTGCAGGATGTACCAGACGCCTTATTAGACGCCATCGACTTCTTTGAAATGAAGTTAAAGATGTCCTTGGAGTAAAAAGACTTGTGCCCTGGGTCTGAAAACGCCCCGCTCTTCGTGGCGTCAGGGATGATAATCAGACCTGTAGCCCCGTGCTTGCAGATGCGCCATAGTTCGTTGAAGAACGCGAAGAACTGTTCTTCCTTGCCCTGTTCGACAACGTGTTCAAGAACGTGCGAAGCGTTGAACTCGTCCACGGAATCGCTCTCTATCGGCCACGGGTAGACCGAAAGATCGTGAACGATGTCGGGATTGACACTCGGAAGCTTATCGAGCGAAATCCATCCTTCGGCTCTCTTGGTGCCAGACCCGAGGATCAGTTTCAAAACGGCCTCCATTGAGAGGCGAACTTGTTTGCCTCTTCCCGGTTGACGTTCAGAGTGCCGATGTGAATCAAGTCAAGAGTGCTGTCCGCATGAATCTCGTACCCGTGCGCCTTCGCCTGATAGCAGAAGTTGATGTCTTCTCCGATCAACACATCTATCGGGACGTAGCGCAGAACGTAAGGCTTGTCCCCGATCTTCTGGTACACCTCACGCGCCACCATCAAGCACCCTGTGCCAATGGAATCGACTTTCATGTGCGGCTGGAGGTTGATGATCCGTTTTGAGCGCGGGGCATTCTCATCCCCGTAATTCTCGTAAACGTGCGGATAGAACGGAGTCTGCCGCTGGTGATACACGCCCCCGACAATCGGCTTGTTGTGCGCGGCCAGCTTGTTGACCGTCTCGCGAGGGAACCACATATCGACATCGAAGAAGATGCTACGCCCCGCCCCACCGTCAACCGAAGCCTTCGCCAGTTTGTTTCTCGCAGAGCAGATGTCTTCGTCTCCCGAAACGAGAATGCGGGAGATAAGCGTCGTATCCATCGTAATGATGGAAGACCAGAACCGCAGAGGGATGGTATCGAAGCTGCACGGTATCAGGATGTCGATTGTGTCCGGCCCTGGGTCGGAGAATATGATCGCAGCATCGCTGCTGACAGGAGTCGGCCACGGTTCAGGATTGATGTGGCTGACCTTCAGCCCTCCGTCTTCGGCCAGTTTCTCGAAATACTGGTACGCCGTCGCCCACTCGGTGCCAAACCAAGGCGGTGCAAGCCGGGATACTTTCTTCACATTGAACCACAGGTGTCGTCCGCAGAACACAAGGTCTGCCCCGGTCTTGCGGGCATCCCCGAGAAAAGTCGGAGGTACGGGGTCGTCGTGCAGCAGTGCCATGTACTCGATGTCCGAGGAATAGGCGATCTTCCTGATGCACTCGCATTTCCCGTTCACATGGTATGCGCCCGTGGCGTAAAAGAACAAGGCAATGTCCTCCTTGTTCTCAAGGCCATAGTGCGACAACCAAGAGTTCTTCTTGATCTGCTCCTGCGGAGCGTGAATGCAAAGGGCTGTATCCCGGCTCACACAACCTCCTTTTCTACAGGAACCGTTTCGTGTACTGCATCTTGATCCCAGCGATCAGCAGAGTGTCTGCCACAAGGGGATCGGTGACGATCTTGAACGCCAACAGGTTGCCGGGAGTCGGCTTCGTGGACATCGCAGCGGAAGCCGAATAAGTGAAGTACCCGACGACGGTGGAGAGAGTCGCCCCGGCAATGGACCCACAGGTCACAGCAGGAGTCGTGATCGTGTTGCCAGCGGCGATGTCCTGATACGTCACAGCCCAAGTCACGGTAGCGGTCGTAGCAGTTGTTTTTGAAGCATACCCAAGCGAGACGTAGCAAGTCTGAGTAGTATCGAGATCGTTAGGGACGAACTGCGGAAGAGAGACAAGCGTTGCCACATCAGTTGAATTCGCCTGAACCAATACTGGCATCCCGGCGGCAACCGTGGCAAAAGTAGCGTTCGTAAGACCATCGGCCAGGAACGACTGAACAGGATAGAACATGAATCCCGTCTTCTGCGTGGAATCTTTCGGCACAACTTGAGAACCAAACCTTGAAACAGCCATCACACACCCCCATCTAGCCTATGCAGCTAGTTGAGAGAGGCGGGTGTTACCCCGCCTCCCCCATTGGTTTTAGCTCAGAAGCGACTTCGCGCCCTCGAACGAGTTCCCCGAGATGACGCCCCAGACGTTCGTGCCATCTGCGGTCATCGCGTAAAACGCGCCAAGAGAAGTGTCTGCCGTGTGCAGCGCAACGCTGTTCGTCGCAACCGTCTGAAGGAAGTAAGTGATCCCGCAGGAGGTGGAAGCGATGGTGGCGTTGGGAATCTTGAAGATCGTCGGGCCGCTGCACCCGACCGCAGGCCAGACCTTGACCGTAGCAGCCCCACCGGAAACGTGAGTTTCAGCGGCGACACCGATGCAGTCGAGGACGTTCGTGGCGCAGATGGTCACGACACCGGAAGCCATCTTGACCGGGACACCCTTGGTGACGGTGAGAGTGGTGTCACAGGTCAGGTCGAGAATCGAAGGAATGTTCTTTACAGGAGTGAAAAAAGGCATCGTCTTATCCCCCTTCCCTTACACGCCAGCAACGCCGAGAGTGCCGAGCCACGCCTTCTCGCAATAGACCGAGAAACGCATGGACGCGCCATACTTGGCATCGTCGCTGTCGAAATCGTTGTCCCGCTTGACGTTGAACTTCCGACGCCAGAAGAAGTTCAGCGTGTGCTGCGACTTCTCCGAAAGCAGGAACCAAGTGTCCGCATCCGTGAGGAACGGCCACACGATCAACTGAAGCTGGTTGTTGAGGACGTTCTTCGTGTTCTCAGCAACGTAAGGCTCCAGCGCGGAAGAGAGGATTTCCTGCGCCGTCCACTTGTTGTCGGGAGCGACGAGCAGGTACTTCGCCTTCTGGTTGAACTTCAAGGCCCGCTCGTCGGTCTGGTTCTCGAAAGCCGTGAGAGCCGCCTTGAGCGAGGTCGTGGAGAGGTCAGCAGCGGTGATGATGTTGCTGATGTAGGTGGTGGACTCGTCGGGGTTCTTCGGGTGCGAAGCGGAGAAGATGGCAACCCCGTCCGGCCCCGTCTGCGAGGAGAACCCGTTGTTGAAGAACGCCGCCGCCTGCGTCTCAACGCGCTGATTAAACCCGCGCCCGAGCGAGGAAAACAGCCGCTCCCCAAGGATGTTGTACTCGTCGTCTTCCATCGACTCGCGGGTCAGGCGAACGCCCTGCGCGTAGGTGGTGTGACTAACCGAACCATCGTAAAGCTGGATCGGCGTGTCGTATTCCATGTCCGCGCCTTCAGCCTTCGTGGTGGGCAGAGACAGGCCGCTCACAGCACTGATGTACTCGGTGGCCCGCTTGCTGTCCTTGACGTTGAAAATCTGGTCGTACACCATCGGGTGTTCGGTGTACCCCTGAAACGCGATCTTGTAGAAGTTCGCATTGTTCAGGTCTGCGAAGTTTGCTCGAATAACAGTCATGGCTTAGTCTCCGTTTGCCAGACCCTGCACAAACGAGTCATTCGCCCCCAGCACGGCACCGCCCTGGCGCATCTCCGCAACGTGTTGCGCTTCCATAGCATCGGACTGCTGACGAGTCTTCTCGTCCTTGATGGCTTGGCGCTTCTGATACAGAGACTTCGGAATCTCGCAGAGGATCATCCCGCCCTTGTTCGCCCGCCTCATGTCGAAACCTTCCGCTGGCATGAAGTTGCCGTCGAAGTTGGTTTTGACATTAGGATCGGTGACTTTAGCGTACCCCTGGAACTGGCGAGTCCTCATCTTGGACTCCTCGCACCAGCGGTAATGCTTCTCGGGATCAGCCCCGGAGACGATTGCCGTAGGATCAGTGACCGTGAGGTCTTGAATGTATCGGATGTCAGGATCGTTTTGAGCGTTCATGGTTTCAAGCACGGAAGGCCGACTCTTCGGGGGTCTGCCGCGCCTTTTGGACGCGACAAACTCGTTGAGCTTGCTCCTGCTCGATCCCGCCTTGTTCGTTACCTTAAGCATTGCTTCTCTCCCAGTCGTCTATGCTCATCCCCGTCATGCTGCCGCCAGCGGACTTCTGACGCGCAACCATTTTCGCCAACTCCCGCAGCTTCTCCTGCCCCAGATGCAGCTTCGCGGTATCAGGGTCCAACTCGACTCGCATCGAGTTCGTCCCGGCGCGACTGGCCGATCCGGCAGGTTCAACGTATTGGGGATTGGGGGTTCTCCCAAGCGTCCCGCTCTTCGCCATCTCTTCCAACTGAGCAAGCCGCTGGCGCATGAACACGCCCTCAACCGGATCAATCGGAGCCTCGTTGGCGAAAGGAAGTTGTGCGGCGACCTGTTGGGCAATCGACGCATACTCGGGGCGACTCGCATAGGTCTGGTACTTCCTGACCAGTTCGCGCTGAGTCTTCTGCTGCTCGTCGAGCATCTGCTTGGTGGCGAACTTCGTCATCTCGAAGATCGTCGCAGCGGGATTCTCGGCAAGCCTCTCACGGAACTGGCTGTCCATGTCCACCGCAGGGGGCTGGTACTGAGGTGTGGGCGGTGTCGCCCGCTCGTCCAACAGCTTGCGGTAGGTTGCCGCCTCCTGCGCCTTCTCGTGCATGGTACGTTCAAGACTCTTCAGACCCTCTTCGGCGTCTTCGAGACTCTTGTACTTGCCAAAGTAAAGCTGCGGGGCGGCTGGGGCTGCGGCTTCGGGGGCCGGAGTTGGCGTGTCAACGATCTCGAACTCCACCGGGGGAGTCTGAGACGGCTGGGCCGCTCCTGCCGTATCCTCTACCTTTGCTGCAACTGCGTCCATTATTGCTCCTTCTCAGGGGTATCGCTTTTCGCGGCCCTGTCATATTCCTTCTTGATGTACTGGATCACTTTTCTGATGCCGCGCATCTCGCCGCGCACTTCGTTCACCTTGTTGAAGTCGTCCGTCTCGCTGGGGTTTTCGAGTCTTGAGCGGGCATGAGCAAGACTGTTGCTGAGAAAAGTCGCGAGGACATTCATCCCAGGACGGCGCAAAATGTCGCGCCAGTCTTCCTGCATCAGTTCCTGCTCTGTACTCATTTCACGAATACCCCGAGAACGTCCTCGTACTTGAGCATGAGGACACTCTTGCCCTCGACGGCGACTTCCATCCCGGCGTACTTGCCGAAGATCACCGTGTCGCCCACGCCGATGTCGTCAACACCCTTACCCACGGCGAGAACTTCGCCACCGACCTGCGGCTCTTTTGCGCCCTCGGGGATGAACAACCCCCCGGCGGTCTTATCCTTAGACTCGAACCGGCGCACGGCAAGACGCTTGTTTAGTGGTCGGATGCTCATTTGCAACCCTTGCCCTTCTTGCCGCCCTTGGTCTTCTTGTCGTCCTTGTCCTTCTTTTTCGCCATGCTCACACCTCCTGTTCGTCGTTTGCGGGGACATCTGACTTCGCCAATTCACCCTTTGTGCGTGAGGGCGGGCCTCCCGGTTTCGTCATCGTCCCAGGAGGCATCCCGCCTTGGATTTCACCCATCATTACCCCGTCTGCCAAAGACTTCTCCTGCATGATCTCCTGATAAGCCAGCATCGGATTGCCCTTGGTGATGACCGGCTGCTTCAGCTTGAGATTCATCAGGTACGGCATCCGCTCAATCAGCGCAGCGTGGTTGATGCTGAACAGCGGGTTCTGCGCGAACATCGGATTAGCCGAGATTTGCAGGAACTTGAGGATGTTGTTCAACTGCATCTCCTTGGAGACGCCGATCTCCAAGGCCGCGCCAACCGCATAAATGTCAGGATCTTCAGCGAGGTTGTCCCGCGATATGGTGGCGAACTGTTCCCCTCCACCCATGAGCGGGGGGAGACTCCCCGGAATCTGCTGCGCTCCCTGCTGCGGAGGCACCCCCGGCATCTGCTGCCCCTGCGGGGCCGTAGCCGTGCTGGGGTCAAGCATGAAGTCGTTTCCGATGATGCGAATCTGCCGGGGCTGAGTCATATAAATCTTGTTGTAGCGAATCATCAGGTTCCCAAGAGGACGAATGAACTGCCGCTCGGCAAGAATAGCCATCGTCTTGAACCTGATCTCAGCCACGTTCTGAAGCGCGATAGTCGTCGTCGCCGTCTCCTGACGCTCGGCAACCGCACCCCGCGCCACATCGAACGTGCCGCTTGATTTCTGAATGATGCTCTCGAACCGCGCAATCTCCGTAAACACGTTCGGCTGCATCATCGGGGGATTGAGCGCCTCAAGGTCTTGGAGAGAGTTCATCTCAATCACACCGCCGGGGCGCGACACCAGATCGTCGTCCGAGATGTCAGCCCAACGGTTCTTCTTGTACATCGGGTTGATCGTCAGGTTGATCGCGTCCCCGATCTGGTTCGTCCTGTCGTTGAGCGCGTCCTGAATCGTCTCGAACGACTGAAGCGGGGACATCCCGTAGTATTCGCCGGAGATCGGAATCGGGGTGAATCGCAGGAACGGCTTGCCCGCGCCAGGGAGTTTGTTGTAGTCGATGTTCAAAACCGTGTTGCGATTGGCAATCGTGATGACCGTCTCTTCAAGATACCCGTCGCCGTCGATGTCGTAAGAACCCCATCGCTCCAGGATCTCAACGTCTTCAAGCTGCTTTTCAGAGTAGGTGATCGTGCCGCGATCCACTTGCTTCTCGTCCGTCGAGGTCTTGCCACCCACCGGAGAAATCGCGGCGATCTTATCGACGTTCTTGTAGACGCCCTCAAGCTGCTTCTTCTTGAGGTAGTCCTTCGTCACATAGGAGCGATGAATGATGAAGCGGGCCGACTGAACTGAGGTCGCAAGCGGGTCAACGAAGAGATCGCGATTGTCTGCCCAATCGAGTTTCGGGTTGTCGTAGACGCACTCCCAAGTCTTCTTGTAGTTGATCTTCAGTTCCGACTGCGGCATCCCAACCTCGTCAAACAGCGGGTTGCCAGCTTCGTCTTTCGCTACAATAAGGTCGGGAGTCTCCTCGTAACGAGGCTCAAACTCCTTAACCCAGCGGAACTTCCAATGCCCCGTACCCTCGATCAGCGCCGTCTTGAACCCTGCCCCGCCGGAGAGGTACAACTCCATGCGGTCGGCCTGATAGTTCAGCAGTCGCTCGGTGTTCTCCGCTTTCTGGACATCTTCCCCGCCGGTCGGCTTGACCCCGAATATCTCGGCACCGCCAAGAAGCGTGTTGGTGATGCGCGGGCAGATCGTCTCGACAACGCTGTATGCCTCGGGATCGTACACCTTCGAGCGCCACGGATACTTGCCAGCGTCGAGAATACACTTGTACATCCTCTGGTACTTGTCCCATGACGTTTTGTGCTTGGCCATCTCCTGTTCGGCAATGGAGAGGTCATCGAGAACACAGCGGAGAATCTGCTTTGTAGGATCGTCTTCCTTGGAATCGACTTCTATCTGATCGAGAGTAGCGTCGGTTCTATTCATTCATTAGCCTCACTTAAGAGAAAACTTGTTCGGCTGGTACGGCATCCCTGGCTGACCAACGCTCGGCATCTGGGAGTTCTTCAGCCACCAGAACAGTTCCATCGGGTCAAACCCCGTCATCTGGGGATTACCCGACATTGGAACAAGGGGATTCTGGTACGACTGCATCCCGTTCATCGTTGGATTACTGAAAGCACCGCCATCGAACTTCTTGACCATCGACTGAAAGGGCGCAGCATCCTTTTGATAGCTCATGGTACAACTGTATTGCACCTAGTTCCCATAGGCGCAAGCAGCGAAGTCTTATCTTGACTATGCGAAACAAACGGGTATATTCGTCACATGCAAGCTAAACAACTCTTCTACTCCCCGAAAGACGTTGCCATCATCTTCGATATGTCCACCCGCCAAGTGTACTTCCACGCGCACCGCTGCTCTCCAGGGTTCCCGCAGCCAAAAATGATCGGCACCGGACGCAAAAGAACCATGCGCTTTGGCATCGAGCAAACCATGCAATGCGCTACAACATGGGGGAGGGAAGAATGAGAAAGCCATGCACAAAATGCGAAAGACAGGAAGAACGGGTTAGAAGAATCAAGAAATATCTAAAGTATGTCCATCAAGAGAAAAAAAAGATAAGGCCACATATTGCCGAAATACTCAGAGACATTAACACTGCAAGGAAGATTACAAGCGAAGCATGTCGGAAATTAAAACTTCTAGGTGGTGTTAAGCAATACCACAATTATCCAGCGGAGAAGCCATGACAGTCGCTGAACTCATCGCCAGACTCTCAACTCTAGACCCAACTACAAAGGTCGTCTCGTTCCACGAAGAAGCCCCGCCGCCAATGCAGATGCTGCAAGACGTTCACGGCGCGGACTTGCTTGCCCTCGGGGAACACAAGATGGTGGTGCTGCAAGGCCGAAAGATGACGCCTGAATGGCTGAAGCCTAGTACCCCGTAACCACGTTTGCCGGGGTGTACTCGCGTCGGCCTTCGCGCTCCGCTCTTTCGTGTATGAACGCGGGTCCACCACCCCACATCATGACGTATCTTGTCGCGTCGCAGAAGTGCTTGTCCTTCTCTCTCACCCTGTTTTCCTTCGGGTCGCGGTAATCCTTCGCCGCACCCTTGATGCTGCGGTCGTCGTAGATGTAGTTAAGCAGCGCCCGCCTGAAACCCCGGCAGTTATCGAATATGAAGTAGCGGGGGCGCTTGCCTCGTAAACCATCCTCGAAGCGCAGGTAGTCGCGCATCCGCTTGTGTCCAGCCACGATGTCGTTGTTGCCGGGATAGCAGTAGATGCCATTGCGCTTGAACTCCTCCCCAATGTTGAACCCCTGTTCAGCCACGTTGGAAATCCGCACCGCGCTCGGGTCGATAATCCGTAGAATGCGCGTCCCCGGTTCCTCCTGCTTGAACTCCTGATCCTTGATCGCCTGTGAAATCTCCTTGATCGTCTTCTCGCCTATCGCCAACTCATCGTAGACGTACACATCGTTGTTCTCGTCCACCGTGTGCCACAGCACATGCGTCGGCGTCCTGTCGTGCGGGTCGATGCCCACGAAGCGCGGCCAGTTCGCGGGGATTTCAAACGGCTTCACCAGATGCCCGTTCGGGAAATACTGGTCGCGGTATTCCTTGTACACCATGCCTTGCAGCATGAGGAACTTACCGTAGATACGCGCTTCGATTTCGTCGGCGTTGAGCGTGGCGCGGAAAAATTCTATCGCCTCTTTCGTAATGCCGAAGCCCACGTTGTCGTAGGTGCTGCCTTCTGCGACATAGTAGTCGTCGCTCTGGGTCGCCATATCGTAGAGTTCGGTCTTCAGCCAAGGTTCGGTGAGAGGGGTAAGCGTCAACCACATGAATCCACTTCTATCGAGAAGTCCGCGCATCGTCGCAATGTGGTGATCTCGCGGATACGGCTCGTCCGGCCACGCCCAGTCAAGGTCAGCGCCCTCAAACTTCATGCTATCCTGCTCCGTGGACATCAGATCGAACCATGAACCGTTAGCAAAATTTACCTGAACGAGCGACCCCTGCTGCCCGATCTTAGAACCCTTCTCCCACGATCCACCCTTGAGCATTTCAACGGGGATAAGTTCTTTCAGCTTTGGTTCGATAACCTTCTTGATTCCGTCGAGGTACGAGGACGCGATGATACGGCCACGGTTCGGAACTTTTACCGGGAGTTTTGTGCCATCCCACATTCTTTCACCGTGCGCGAAGCTGATTGCCTCTAGCACACCGGCATGCGTTTTTCCAATACGGTTGCCCCCAATCATTAGTCGAACCCTAGGTAATCGCGTTCGTCCGGGGCATTCAAAGAAGTTTTTCTGCACAGGGTTCGGCTTGAAGAATAGGAGTCTGCCGTACTTCGATGCAAACTTGTCCCAGGCTTCCAACTCGCGCAGGATGTTCTGAACCTGCTTATCGGAATACTTCGCCCAATCGGCATCGGTGAACGCTTTGACTTGTTCGACGCGGGCGCGAACGGCTTCTATGTCCAACGCTACTCCTTGAACACCGGAATCATCCTGCCGGGGCATGACCCTATATCGTACCCACGGTGAGGCACATGGAATGGAGCAGCGCGGCGTTCTTCTTCATCTGCGAAATCAACCTTGCCGCATGTCCTGCACACCCAAGCGAAGACCGGCTTTCCGTTTACCGAAGGCTGCTCGTCTTGAGTTTTCATGCTCTCCCCCACAACGCTGTTGAACACCTCCACGAACTTGGATTGAAATCCATCACGAAAGGCTTCTGCCAACCTATTAGCAAGATCGTTTTGCCATGCGACAAGTTCCGTAGCGGTGAGCGGATGAGTTTCCACGCCCACACGATAACGCTTGACTTCCCGATTTGCAAACTCTATCTTGGGATATGCCAGGATTCGATTTTTTCATCGTGACGTTGACGTACCATCGCTCCCAACGCGAATCCTGGCAGGTTTGTCTAGGGACGGGTGCGTCAGCGTCACGATGAAAGGAGCGAGTCATGGAAGAATGGAGAAAAGTACAGTTAGTCTTGCGCGAGGACAGCGAGATAGCTTCGCGTCTCGGCAAACTGATAGACGCAGTTTTGCAGCCTAACAAAAACAGGGAAATAAAATGAAATCGCACAAGTGTCATGGTCCGAAGACTTGCTGCTGCAATACACAAGGGCTTGAGCCTTCGGAGAATTGTCCGGTGCATGGGCATCCGTGGCCTCCACGCTGTGAGGAGTGCGGGAGGTTCTTACCGTGGACTCCGTGGCCGATGGATGAAGTTGAAACGAGACTAGAGGACGGGCAACCATGCTCGCACCACGGATGCCTGAATCACGTTTCACACCCCTGCGATGTTTGCGGTCGGGTTGCCGGTCTGCCAGTAGAGGCTCTCGCCCTGTGAGGTACTGCGATGACGTTTAAACAAGTAATGCAGCAACATCTGCACGAAATGCAGGTACGGGCTAAAAATTTGCGGGCGACACAATACGAAATTGCCATCAAGGCAGATGTCACTGAAAAAGAGGCGGCAGAACTCAAATTGACCCTCGATAGGTGGGAAAGGGAGACTGCCCCATGACCCCGCTCCCCCGCTCCTCCATCGGCCCCGCCTTGAGTAGCAAAATTCGCGGCCTGCCCGAAGTCGAGCATCTTCGCCGCCTCGTCGCCGCCACCGCCACCACCGAAGACCTCCTCAACGCCATCGTATGGTGCGACGAGGCTATCCGCAAAGAGGCTTACGATGACTGGGGTGCTCCGGACGAGCATGGCAGATGGATCGCCGCCCGCACCCCGCAGCTTGCGCTGTGCAGCGAGTTGGTCATTCTAAGGGCTACGCTGAATTTGATGAAGGGGGAGAGTGAGAAAGAGATTGACGAGTGTCCGTTTAAGGACTAGATTGATAGGCATGGGGCCAACCATAGCCGTTCCTTATATTGCTCAACCCTCGGGAGTGATCCGCGCTTCTTTGGTTGGCCCCTTAGTTGCCGGTGATCTTTCGAGGGTTGAGCAATGGAAGGAGTGCAGATGGAAAAGGCCGTAGAAGCGATCTTGAAAGAGTACAATTCAACTAAGGATGTCAGAAGTTGTGTGACAGAGATAGACAGAAGGTACAAAGGTAAAGACCCGATTCACCTCCTGTGGTGCGCCGAGAATATCATTCTCAGGTACGCAAGCATCGCAGATGAGATCGAATATGTTTCTCACGGCAAGCAGCTTTTCAAATTGATGGAGAAAAAAGAAGCGAAAAAAAGGTGACGACCGCAGAATCTCCGTTTTCGCCTTGTATCGAGGATAAGTCTTGCCTCGCTTGCTACGTCTCTGTCGAAAAGCGGATTAAGGCAGCGCGTCTCCCGCTTACCGCTACCGTAATCGCAGCCTTGGCGCAAGCCGACAAATCGCCGCGCTTCCCGTTCTATACCTGCGACCAATGCAAGGACAAGGCGAAAGAAGACACGGCGCGGCTGACAGACGAACTCGCATCGTCGCCAGTTGAGCGCGGCATGATTGCACTATCCCGCTCCCTGACTTCCGACTTTCCCGTGCCGCTGCCTGACGGGCTTGAGATGTTCCCGTTCCAACAGGTAAGCGTCGAATACGCGCAAGGCAAAAACTTCGTCCTCCTCGCGGATGATATGGGCGTGGGCAAGACGATACAAGCCATCGGTATCCTCAATTCGCATCCCGACCCAGGACGCATCCTCGTCATCTGCCCCGCCACGCTCAAAGGCAATTGGGAAAACGAAACTGAGAAGTGGTCGATACGCCCCTACACCATCACCATCGTCAGCGCCGGGAAGAAAGTCGTACCCGACGCTCATGTCACCATCATCAATTACGATCTGCTCGGTAAACGCGAGTTGAACGGGGTGTTTGACACCGTTATCTGCGACGAGGCCCACGCGCTTCGCAACGTCGGGACCAACCGCACGGAGTTCACCCTACCACTGCTTAAGGCGGCTAAACTGCGGCTCATCCTCACCGGGACACCCATCGTCACATCCCCTTATGATCTGTGGCCGGTGCTGTCTGTCTCGGGCTTGCCGCTTGCCGATGGATACCTCGCCCGCTATGTCGTGGAGACGCCCCGCGAGATGGACAACGGGTATGGCAAAACCATAGAAATCTCCCCAAAGCGGCGGGGAATCAACCAGGGCGAACTTCAGTCCAAACTCCGCGCCACCTGCATGATTCGCCGCTTGAAGTCTGAAGTCCTGCCCCAACTGCCGCCAAAAACATTGCAAATAATCACCATCCCAGACGCTGGAAGCAAAGAATTGCCAGAAGATGTCATGCTGCGGCTCTCCCGGCTTCTGGAATCGGACGATGACTACCGCCGCAGCGTTTTCGCCAACCCCGCCGAGGGCAGTATCGACGGGAGTATCAGCAAGATGCGCCACGAACAGGCGATTCTCAAGGTTCCCCATGTCTCGCGCCACATCCACGCCATCCTCGACGGGGACGAAACCTCCAAGGTCGTAGTTTTTGCCCACCACACCGATGTCATCCACGAATTACACAAGAAACTCGACAAGTTCTTCCCCGTCGTCATTACGGGGGCCACCCCTGTCCGAAACCGTACCGAAATTGTCCACAAGTTCCAGACCGCCCCGAAGCATCGCGTCTTTATCGGGAATATCCACGCCGCCGGGGAAGGCATTACCCTCCACGCCGCCGCCCTCGCCATCTTCGCTGAACTCGACTGGCAATTCTCAAAGGTCGCCCAAGCCGAGGACCGCCTTCACCGCATCGGACAACTAAATCCCGTTCTAATTCAGCACATAGTCCTAGAAAACTCCATCGACGACATGATCGTTCGGGCAATGATCGCCAAACAGTCAGAGGCAAAGAAGGTGGTCGGATGATGACACAAGAAAAAACCGAAATTACCTACCTCGGACAGCCGCTCGTCAGGGACGCGCTTCGCATCTTCCTCGGGGAAGACGCAACCATCCTCCCGCTGCCAACCGATGAAGCCTCCTGCGAGTTCCTGCGCGGCCAATCACTCATCCTCGTCCCGCTCTCCGACAAAGACCGCACCATACGTTCCACCGCCGCCCTGCTTCGCATGGCAAACATCCCCTGCTCTGTCTCCCCAGTCTCGGCAGAATGGTTCCTAGCCACCATGCCACCCGACAAGGACCGCCTTAAGAAGCTACTATCGGGAGTTGCTCACCACCCCATAGAAAAGCACCCGCACCTCTCTCAGGAAAACACCTCATGCTCCTTCCTCAAGGACTACACGCGCGTTGAGTTCCCGATGGTGCTAGACGGGCTGCTCCCGGCGGGAGTCGTCGGAGGCATCAACGCCGAAGGAGGAACTGGAAAGACCTATTTCCTCATCTCGCTCTTCTGCGCCATCGCTACCGGCATGACTTGGGGGCCGTTCGTACCACGCCGCCCCCAGAAAGTCCTACTGCTGCTTGCCGAAGACCCACTCGACATCGTTCGTAACCGCATCTTCGACATCGCCTCAGAAATCATCCCACAAGACCTGCGCCACCTGCTCCTTGAAAACTTCCACGCGACATCAATCAGGGGCATATCCGGCCCCCTCCTGCGCCTAGAAGGAGGAAACGCCGCCCCCACTGAATGGATGGAATGGCTAGACGCCACCATTGAGGCACACCCAGGAACCGAAGTTCTCGGCTTAGACCCGCTTCGCAAGTTCTTCGGGCTTGACGAAAACAAGAACGAGTTCGCCCATGCCTTCATCGGCCTTATGGAAGCGGCAACAATTCGCCACAACATCACCGCCTTGTATTCGCACCACGTTGCCAAAGCCCAAAGAGGCGCGGAAGTATCACAAATAACCGGACGCGGAGCAGGAGGACTATCCGATAACTGCCGCTGGATGGCCTCAATGCGCCCGCTCGACGCCATGACCTTCGCCAACCTCGAACTCGACGGATCCCCAAACGAATACGTCGAATTCGCCATAACCAAGTCAAACTACGCCCCAAAACTCCCTGAACCCATCTACTTCAAACGCGGAACCCACGGCGTTCTCTCACCACTCCCCGCCCGCCGTAATAAAATGGACATTCAAGCCGAATACCTTGCCGATCTCATAGCAAACCAGGAGTACACCCGCCGGGACATCGAAAAATCCGTAATAGGGAAGGATGTCCGCGAGGCCATGAAGGAACGCTTTACAGGCTGGAAACGCAACGACTTCGATAAGACCGTTAAACACGCAATACAAGGTGGCTGGATGAAAGAAATCGAGTCCTCCACCGGAAGTTCAGGTAGACCAAAACTCGTCCTAGACAAAATTTCCACCGCTGGCTTCTGAATTATGGACAAAAACACGGTTGTCCGAAATATTTCGGACAAAACTTTTGTCCGAAATCTAAACCATTGTTTTTACTGCATAAAATGGCTGTTTTAATTTCGGACAATTTGTATTTCGGACAAACACTGTGTCCATAATTATAAAACTCAATAAAAACAATGGCTTTGAATTTCGGACAAACCACTCTCCTACGGAGAGAGAACATTTGTCCGAAATGTTTCTCTCTCGTAGGCGTGTTGGAAAACGGCTATACCTTAACTTTTAACTAGGCTTAACAGGTCTGAAAGAAAAAATTAAACGGCCGTGACTCCACTGCTTTGGATATTGCGATACTCATCTAATAGCTTGTGAAAAAAATGGAATACTCTGGGATTGGTTGAAAAGTAGCTACCGAGTGGCAAGGGATTGTACGCCGCACTAGAAGCCGCCGCCGCTGGTCGGACGCCCCCCTGTCTCTACTCCTCAGGCTGAGGCGTCACCTTGCGCGGCCTGCCCTTGGGCCTGCCTGTAGGGACGTACCTGCTAGGCTTGCGTGTAGCAGGCAGTGGCTCTGAGTCCAGTACCTGGGCGTCGATTGCCTCAGCATTACTCGCCGTAATCGAATAATTGCCATTATTAGGCATGGGGTCGGACGCTGCTATCAGCATCTTGGAGCTGCCGTCTCGCCCGTGCAGAGCCTGTTCTAAGCGTCCTGATAGCACTTGCACACGGTGAATAGCGTCTACCCTGCCGCTGACGGCGGTGTTACTGGTAGACTGTCCACGGATCAAGCGGGCTTTGTCTGTGACTATACCGAGTGCAACCGCTAGTTGATTGACCGGAACCTTGGAGAAATCAGCGATTTTTAGCGTGTTCAACATTTTCCGCTGAATACGTTCAAACCTCGCCGCCGTGTAATCGTCCAATTGTTCGCGGGTTAAAGCATTGATATTAACGAGTTTTCCGGCGATTCGTACCTGTTCGGACGTTTGAGCGCCATTCATAGTATTACGAATCTAGCATTTCGTAGCACGATAAGCAACTGTTTAGGGACAATCGTGTTACGACAATTTTCGTCACCCTATCGACAATTTTTGTCGTAAATAATCTTATTTTCACAAGCGGAGCTATATGGCATGGATGGTAGATGTTGCAGATAGTGCGTTAGTTTTTTGTCACTGGTGACGATAATTGTCGGGCCATAAGTGCATGATATAGTTGAATATGGGGAATAATTCCCCAACAATTCCTGTCTTACATCATTATTTCACAAGTCTTTCTTGATACCAGTATTGTGCAATACCAACGAGTTACGATAACCAATAACGTTTGGCATAGTGATTGCATTTGTAAGAGTGCAAGAGACAACCACTAACAGGAGGACGATCATGTCCTACATCGTAACAACTCCAGACCATACGGAAACCTATCGTGGCGACGATTGGCGAACCGCTTGCGCGATTGCATGGGCATGCGACGGCAAGGTTTCGACGGTCGGCGCATTTGACGACGGGCGCAAGGCTTAACCAGGGGGATATGACAATGAAGCTCTCAATTTCCAAAGGCAACCGTAAGACCGGCCTTATACCGGCGATTAGCTTACCGCCTGGAATAACGTGTACCTTGGCAGCAAGAAAGACTTGCTTCTTGAGCGGCTGTTATGCGGTCAAGCTACAGCGCATTTTCCCGTCTGTGAGAAAATCCTATTTGAACAATCTTAAAATCTGGAAAACAAACCCTAGCGAATTCGAGCGGCAACTAGTTGCCTATCTTGTCAAACGTGAGCCGTCGTTTTTCCGGTGGCATGTTAGTGGCGACATTCCAAGTCAGGCGTATTGGCATATGATGGAACGTATCGCCGTGCAGTTCCCCGCTATCAAGTTTCTGGCATTCACCAAAACCGCCTATGGTTCGCGCAACAAACCCGCGAATCTTTCGGTAGTGCGTTCAATCTGGAATCACTTGGCCGATAGCGCGCCCGCCGCTATGCCAAGGGCGTATATGCGCGACAAGCATAACCCTGATCCGCGCATTCCTGCTGACGCAAGGCCCTGCCCTGGAAATTGTTCGAGTTGTGGCATGTGCTGGAGTCTTAAGAGCGGCAAAGGGTTGATGCGCGGCGAATCTGTTGTATTCGACAAACACTAAAGGGAAAGGGGAAAGGCAATGAAAACCGTGTTCCTCAACAAAGGCGATATCGCCGTGCTGAATCAAATTGTTGACAGGTGCAACGTCGGAGAATCGAACCTTTTCGTAATACGTTATGCCATTTCCAAGCTTGCGAACAAGTATCGCACGTTCGCGGCACTCGGGAGAAACGTCCGCCGCGAATTGATGCGGGCTGTCATTTACCGTCATGCCACCAATGGCGAACTGTACAATTATGTGATGAAAGGGAAAGGCCGACGTTAATGCGCGATCTCCTGGCAATCGTATTCGGCGGTATCTGCTGGTACATGATTGCAGTTTGGGTTTTAACGCTGTAATAGCGAAAGGGTGAATCATGCTCAACCTAGCACCCTACACTTCATCATCACCGGCGGTTCCGTACCCGCCTGACATACTCGCTCTTGCACTTGAAGGTATCAGCGGTAAAACGCTTATCAGCTATCAATCGGATTGGCGGCATTATGCCGCATGGCAAGGGCAAGCTACACCAGAGGATGCTTTACGCGCACTCGTAGGCAATGGGCAAGGGCACGCGCAAAGGGCAATGTATGCCTATCGTCAGGCAATGTTAGACACGTTTGCTCCGAGTACCGTCAACCGCCGCATTGCGGCTTTACGCTATGTGGTAAGGGCAACGAGGAGAGCCGGTGTTATCGGATGGACTGTGGACGTTCAGGGGGTGAGATGCAAGGGTATTAGGGACACGCGCGGGCCTGGGCAAGCGGCAATGAACGCAATGCTAGATTGCGAACACGATCCACGCCGGAGACTTGTGCTTTTGTTGCTTCACGATATGGCCCTGAGGCGTCAAGAAGTGGTGAACCTCACTCTTGCGGACGTTGAAACAGGCGAGGAGCCGCGCCTATGGGTAATTGGCAAAGGGAAACATGAGCGCATCCCGCTTACGATGCCGCCAAGGGCACGCGAGGCAATGCGCGTGTGGATGGAGATTCGCGGCGATCAACCGGGGAGCCTGACAATGGCGAATTATGAAAACATTGCCGGGATAGTCGATCAGGCGGCCCGCAAGGCACAAGTGAAGCCTACGCACGCGCACGGGCTGCGGCATAGCGCGATAACAAGGGCGCTCGAATTGACAAACGGCGACATTACCCAGGTGCAGAAGTTTGCAAGGCATAGCAAACCGGAGACAACGATGCTTTACAACGACAATCGAACGGACGTTTACGGGAAGATCGCGGCAATGGTTGGAAACGATGCGCGAAATGGGGAGAGACGGTAATGGAAAAGATAAAATTCAGCGGCCCGATTACTTGTGATTTTGAAGTTTCTAGCACTCCAGAAAGCTACTGCGACGATTGCGAAAGCACTTGCTGCCTTGATTGCGACTATCCGACACAAGTGGCTTTGGTTTCGGAAATTACTTGGGATAAAACGTGGAATGGAGGGGGACGGTAATGAAAAAGATCAAAATAGCAATGCTTCCGCACTGTGATTTTGTAACGCCTCCTGAAAACATGGGGCAAATTGTGACTAAGTCTTATGTTTGGATTGAAGGGGAAGGCGAGGGATACATTGTAGAACGTATTCACGACTCTTCTGATAACACAACCGACTACGAAATTTATTACGCTACCGATGGCATGTTTGAACCGTGGAATATGGCCCCAGAACTTGGGGAACCGGCACCTGTAGCCTTGATCTGAAAGGAATCCCATGCGCGTCAAGATGATAATCGACAAGCGGGCTATCATTTACAGCGGCGAACAATTTGCAGACACACGCGCGGAGGCAATGCGGAAGATGCCGTGGGCGAAGGTTGTGAAAAAAGTGAACAATGGCTGGATCGGGTTCGAGTCGCTGGCTGAATACAAGGATTGGGTCGGGCGAGGGTAAGGGAAACGCCCGCCTAGGTGAATAACACGCTCCTAGGCGGGCATTTCGCGTTTAAATAGTCCGGTGAATACCGGAGTGGCGGGTCGGGTCTATTTTGCAGAATTTGACGCCTTGGATGTGGCACGGTGCCTTGCCGTCCGGGCTTTCTGGGCCACCTTAAGGGCAGCTATCGACGCCGGAGATGACTTTTGATGGGTTTTCATCTTTTCAAGGTGGCCGGGTCCGTCTCCAGGGCGCACAGGGTAAAGAGGGCAAAGCCTACCTGTGCAATCGTTCACAACCGTCCATGCGCCGTGGACATCGTTGCACTCGGAACAGTGCGCTTTTATCGCCTTGTAAAGCTGCGCCTTGCTATAGATTGCCACTTTTCTTCCTCGCTTTCTTGATAGCTTTCGCGGGCAGGTGCTTCTCGGCATGGCAGGGGCGGCATAAGACTAGGTAATCAGTAGGGTATTGCAGCAACTCCTCCCGAATCACGTTATGGATACGCGCCCAATCGGGTTGCTTCATGTGATGTGCCTCGACCTTCACCGGGGCAGCTTCCTTTGCGGTGGCCTTGACTCCGCAAACAACGCAACGCTTATCGGCGGCTTTGAGTGCGGCGGCTCGTTCGCGTGAACGAAGGGAAAGCATTCGCAGCGCGGCGGTGATTCGGCTTGCCGGGGTCCACGGGACTTTTTTACCCACGATCCATAGTTTCCACCGCGCACACCAGTTTTCTCGCAACGCGGATGGCGCTATCCACAAGATCATCCTCAGTTGATTCTGTTATCCACCCCTCCGCAATGATTTGTGATGCAATCTGCTCGACCCTGTAGCGGTAGTCCTCGTCCTGGGCGGGAGTTAGCTGCTGCAATTCCTCGATCTTCCTCGCCATCTCTTCGCACATGGAACACGGTTCAACGCTCATCGTATCCTCCCAGCTCCAATTTGTTCAGCGGTCCAGCCGCTGCTGGCTCCACCTGAAACGATCCTGTACCTGTCGGCGCACAACACGCAAGCGTGTGGCAAATCAAACCTCGTGCAAGGGTAAGGCTTGGGCAACTTGTCGCAGCAATCGAGATGCGGCTTTGAACACATCCGCACCGACATTGACGGAAGACGCCGGTTGAGTTTGTTTTCTCGAGCCTTGCGCTTTGCCTCGCGCATGATTTCGATTGCGTCTGGCGAGTACCAATACACGCGGCATGAAATCCCATTGCAGGTTTCAACGGTTATCGAGTCTGCAATTATTTCACCAAGGCGTCTAGCGCGTTGCACATACGAAATATGCGTTCCTGATCGGTGCGCTACCTGCTTCGCGGTGAGAAGTTCTGTCATCGCCTCGCTTTCTCCCTCATTGCGACAGCGTTCTTGATGTACTCTCTCGCCTCGATCATGTCTTGTTCTGTTGGAACAGAAGGATGCTCTTCGCGCCATGCCTGCATATTCAGGTCAAACTCGTACATCTCGACGGCGCGTATATCGGCAAGGCGCTGCTGCTCCGCATCGTTGCGCTTGACTGCCTCGTCGGCCATCTTCTCATGCTGCTCGACAAGCCCGCCGCGTTCGGCCCATCGCTGTTGCGCGACGAATCTCTCGGTGATGCCGTACTTGCCGTATTTCATGACGTTGCAAAGGGCTTACTCCATTTTTCAGCTGTGTCCACAAACATATGATCGGATGCTCTCCGTGTTTGTCAGCGGAAAAACTTTCAGCCCTTCCCTCCCGCTATTGGGTTATAGCCAGTGGCCTTAGAAGGGAGAGTCGTCGTCAGCAGGAGGCGGGGCCGTCTCCTCGAAACCGTAAGCGGAGGCAGACTGCTTCTGGAACTCAACCAATGAAATGACCTGCACGGCGTTCAAGTACAAAGCGACCCCACCTCCGAAGGCGCTATACGGGGACTCGACATAGGAGACGCGAACCTTGCTGCCATTGCCGATGTTCACGTTCTCCATCGGCTTGCCCCAAGAGTCGAACACAGCGGGCTTGAATTTGTCAGAGGTCTTGAACGTGACGTAGTAGTTACCCGTTGGCTGATCGTTGGAGTCGAACTCCTTCTTGAGAGGATTCTGCTTCGGCGTCACCGTATCGGTCTTCTTGTCCTTGATCTCGGGCAGCGCCTTGATCTTTGCCGACAACTCCTTCGCCCAAGCGTTCCATGCCGGATCGGACGGCGAGAACACAACGTCGATCATGTACTTGGGGAATCCCTTCTCGTTGCCATGCTCATCCTTGAACGGGGCTTTCGGAGCGTTGATGTGCGCCCAACGTGCTTCACCTACCGGCGTTGTCATCCGCTGCTTCTTCTCGGCCATGATGCTTCCTCCTGTGGTTGGTTGAGTTTCCTTTGATGGGAAACAATATATATCTTTCGATTGCAGCTTGCAAGTTCTTTCTTCATGCGCTATATTGCTTGCACAACCACTAACCCAGGAGGAAGACATGGCAAAGCCTGAAGCGAAGAAGGTAATGAGTTTCCGTCTGCCCGAGAGTGTGCATCGCGGTCTGAGACAGCTTGCCTCTGCTGAGCAGCGCACAATAGAAGTAGTGGCAACCCGTGCCATCATGAACGAGATCGCCAAGTCAAAGCTGGAGGAATCCGCGCTCGGAGGTGGACGCTAATGCCGCTGATCTCGTTTCAAACCCACGCCAGGGTAAAGTGCGCCGTGTGCCACTGTGACCTGTTTGCAACATGGGACGCTGAGTATTACACGATGAGCGTTACCCCATGCTACGACTGCATGGCAAACGCGAAGAGAAACGCTCTTGAAGATCGCGAAATCGGTATGGCAGAGTTCCGACGCGACTCGAAAAAAGACGAATCATGGGTGCCGAAATGAAAAAACAAAAATACTAAAAATATGCATA